GAACAAAACTCATAGCACTAATCACATTTGGTTGAATTGCTACTTGACTTTCAAATGTCTTAGCAGATTCTACTCTACCCATTTCTTGTTTTGCTTTTTCATTTGATGCTTGCTTCATTTCAATATTAGATTTACCTTCATTAGTTCCAGATTTTTGCTCTCCTCGCTCTGCTCTTGGTTCTGTTCTGGATTCTTGTTTAGGTTCTGCTCTTGCTGTTTGTTGAGATGGTCTTTCTGATGTATTTGAGGTTGTTTTTGTTTCACCTTTTTGTTGCTCTCTGTCTGATTGCATTCCAACATTTTGTCCTCCAGAAGATTGTTGTGGAGATGAAGGTGCCAATTGAACAGTAGCAGTAGCATCTGGCGCAACAGATGTTGCTTTTGTTTCAATCACACTATCAACAGAACTATCACCAGTTTTTGAAATTTCTGTTTTTACTTTACCATCATTAGAAACTGTTGTGGTTGGTTCTGTTCTTGATGGTTTACTTTCTGTCGTTTGAGTGGTGCTTGTATTATTACTCAATAAGTTTTTTTTAGCATACGCTTCTGCATATCCTGGACACGATTGAGAATATAACGCATTTAATGTGCATTGTTGTGTTAAATATGCCGATTGATAACCAGCACATGATTGAGAAGATAACGGATTAATATTACATTGTGCTTGAGCATATCCAGGACATGCAGGGTCAAATAATGGATTTAGAGAACATTGCTGTGTTTGATATGCCGCCGCATAACCAGCACACGATTGACTTGATAATGGATTTGATATGCATGGGTCTGGCGTGTAGACAGCACTACTCCACATATTGTTTATTGATGCTGTGCCGAGTGTCCATGGTGACATAGCAAATGCACCAAGAGATGATATTGGTAAAGAAGAACTTAATCTATAATTGTTTGTGTAGTTTCCAGAAACTCCATTGTTACCACCATTATGTGTTGTGGTGTCGGAGTATATGGTCGAACTACTGCTATCTGTAATAACAGTAGCAACGCCAGCATCAGAATAGTTCCATCCTGTTAAACAAAAACCAAACAAATCAAATATAGAACATTGTCTTCCAGGAACATTATACGAATAACCATAATCAAATCCGTGGATAGTGGCGCCTGCGCCTGCTAAAGATAAAGCAGATGATATTGCATACGCCTGTGTTCCTGTTGTTCCTGGAAGTAAATTCCCGCTTATTATTGCATTATATCCTGGACAAGAAGGTGAGTAACCTGGATTAGCAAAACATGGGTCTACTGTATATTGTAAACTTAAAGAGGGAGTGCGAACTTGTGGTCCATAATAACCCGCCCAAAATCTAGCATCTTTGCCTGTAAATGATAATTCTAAATCAGATAAATTTGATAATGGATAATTTTGAGGAAACCACTCGGTGCCAGAATAATTTATAAATCCACCTGATTGTTGTGGGTAGTTATAATTATATGTTTGAAGAGCATTTCCCGCAGAATCTTTTAATACAACTTTACCTGTTAATGTTCCATATTGACTAGTGGCGGCATCATTATTAATATTCCATGAATAATTGTAACCACCAACTTGTATTCCTGTTCCCGACAATGCTTGATTGATAGCAATTGTTTGTGTGGCGGTTGCTGTTGTATATCCAAATATAATTGTGTTTGTGTTAGGATTAAATGCTGGTGTAGTGCCACCAGAGAATCCCGCATTTTGACCTTGAACAGTTCCAGTCCAAGCATTTACTGTTGGATTTAATACATTTTGTGATTGTGTATATGTTGAAATAGGAGATTGTTGAGCAAACACGCTACTACTGATTAATAACAATGTCAGTAAATGTTTTTTCATAATTTACCTTTTTGTTGTGAATCCTTTATTGTGTCTTGCATTTCTTTTGGTACGGGTTGAAAGTTAGTTCCTACTGCAAGAATACAATACAAATCTTTACTTTGCCTTTGAGTGATAGTAAAGGTTCCTGTTTTACCATTAGCAAAGACAACTACAGAAAAAGAATTTCCATCCAGTAAAGAGTTACCAATCCCACGAACAAGTGGTAACTCTTCATATTCATCAAGTGTTTTTGCTAAATCACTTATAGTAATACATACTGTAGGCAAAGAAACTGCTTCATTTGCAAACGCAAAAGTTGGAATCAATAAACATGATATTAATAGTTTTTTCACTTGCAACCTAATCTTGCTCTAACTACATCATCATTTCCAGCATAACTGCATGCGTTTTCGTTTTTCTTAGATTCATCTTTTTTGGCATCAACTTTTTCTGGTTGTTTCTTTGGTGCTTGTAGACCATAGAAACCTATATCAGATTTTGCGCCACTTGTAATTCCTCTAAGGTCCCATTCTGCTCTTGCCTCTTGGCCAATCTTACCTTCAATTGGACAAGGAGTTCCTGCGGCAATCATTGCTGTAAAGATTCTTTCATCTTGACATAGTGTTGCTACTGCGGCAACTTTCATACCCATGTCATATAGGTTTTTTGCTAATTTAATTCTTTCGCAATTCATATCTCTCATTGTGCCACCCATGGAGATACCAAGAATTTGTGTTTGAACTGCACCAGAAGCGGCAACAGCACACACATCGTTATTGATGGTTGTGATTGCAGGCGCAACTGCGGTTGGAGGAGGAGACTTTACGGTAGTCTCTGATTTTGCATTGCTTGTCGATTCAGTCACAATAGTTTGCGCTATTGCAATGGACGAAGACATAACGAAAAGAAGGGCTACTATCCTTTTCATTTTTCTTCCTTTTGGGGGTAATTTATAAATCTTCCATAGATAATGGAATTATAAGTATTTATCCGTTACGAAATCTATTGACAAAAATATTTTATTAAGTATAATAAATAGTCTTATGGTTGTATGAAGCAACTTGAAATGTGTTCTGGACGGCGGTTCGATTCCGCCCATCTCCACCAAAAGAAAATTTATGAAATCATTATTAGAAATAGGTAAATGGTTAGATGATGATAAAGATTATCAGATATCTACCGAAAAAGAATACAATGAGTTTGTGAAGAAAAGGAATTATAAGTTTTCTTCTGATGGGGATGCACTTGGTTTCGACAGGGCAAGCAATAGAGAAGTGGACAACTCGACACAGATAGTCGTAAAAAGTAAATCAAAGTAAACGCAAACGATGAAAAGTTCGCATTGGCAGCCTAAACGCTGACTAGGGTTTCGGATGGTTTCCTCGTAACAGAATAACCATCCATTATAAATATTCTAACATACTCTTTACACACTAACATTGAGTATGTTATAATGCATATATTATGTTAAATATTTGATTTTACACACAAACACAAACACAAGGAGAAGCAACTATGTCAAACATGACACCATTCGAAATCCGTCTTGAACTATTAAAAATGGCGAAAGACATGTTATCAGATGATTATTATGGTAAGCGTGAACAAATCAGTAATGATTGGTCCATGCAATGCGAATCATCAAAACTCAAAGGCGAAACACCACCGCCGCATCCAGGCTTTCCGCCATATCCCTCAGAATCAGAAATTATTACCAAAGCACACATGCTTAATGGTTTTGTTTCTAACAACATTTCTACGGACACCGTAAAAGCAACGAAGAAATCAACCTAATCTGAAGGGCGAGGCACCTCTTGGTGCCTCTTAACTTAGGAGAAAAAATGAAAGTAATGCCAATCATCGCAAGTGCAGGGATAGGTTTATGTGCCATATTCTCGTCATTTGTTTTGAGTAACAATCAAACATTCATGCCAATTAAGGTTTATTACAATATGTTGTCTGCTGATGCAAAGCAAGAAATTACTTGTTTGGCAGATAACATGTTCTATGAATCTGCTTTCGAACCAAAAGAAGGTAAACTTGCTGTAGCATTCGTAACTCTTAATAGAACAAAGCATGATGTTTTTGGCGATAGTATTTGTGAGGTAGTTAAACAGAAGACTGGTCGAACTTGCCAATTTTCATGGTACTGTCAGGAAAAACTATTGACAAAAAATGATAATCCTGTATATAATGATATTCTTAAACTAGCAACATATGTTTATGTTAATCATGATAAGATGGAAGACCCAAGTGGAGGTGCCTTGTTTTATCATGCCGACTATGTTCAACCAGGATGGAAAAATATGAAACAGACTGCCGTAATTGGCAGGCATATTTTTTACATAAGAAAGGATTTTCTATGAAAGAAGAAACTGTAAATTACGCAACAGTAAGTTATGTCGCCTCAGCAACAATTATTTTGTTGAGTGCTGTTATTTCGCTATCGTATTATTTTATTAACGACAGAACTCTTATGTCGAAAAATATCGATAGTGCGATTGCGAGAGGTCTAGACCCACTATCAGTAAGATGTTCATATGCTGATAGCAAAGACATTATTTGTATTGCCTTTGCCGCCTCGGCATCATCACATCAACCACCTGTATCAGGCAAAAAATAATGACGGAAGAAATTGAAAATAAATTCTTGACACCTGAAAGATTTTCTCTTATAATTGAAGAAATAGTCAAAGCAAAAAAGATGACGCACATGGAAGCAGTATTACATTACTGTGAGCAAAATGAATTAGAACCCGAAGACACAAAAAAACTAATTGGTAAAACACTAAAAGATAAAATTGCTTTGAACGCACAAGAACTTAATATGTTACCGAAGGTGAACAAACTTCCAATATGATTCGTATGAATGAATTTGATGCATATAAAATGTATCTGTCTTTTAAGTTACACTTTACAACTGACAAATATGATATCAAACAGACGCAAGGTGCTGTGTCTGTTACCAAAGATACATTTATGAAAAGAAAAGATGCCTTTGCTTTTAAACGAATCGCAAAGGATATGAATGAAAATGATTTCGCACAATTCTTAATCGCAAATTTCGTTGCAGGAAATTCTTGGGGTGGGGTATATACAAATCAATCTCAAGAAAATTTTGCCGAATGGAAAAAAAGATTACAGTCTCTCACTTACAGATTTAAAGATGAACTATCTAAAATATCAATTCGCCTTGCTGAAGATAGTTTAGATTTTGATAAAGTTTTTATTCCCGATGATGGTTCTCACCCTATTTTACTTCAAATGTTTTTTGCAAATGAAGTATCACCTGAGACCATGGTCATTCTCAATAAGTTAACCGCATATGTAAAATTGTGGGATATGAAATTGAAGCATGACCCTTTTTGGGAAGATAGGCGTAGACTTATCATTAAGTATTCTCAATTCTTAAATTTTGAAAAGGATAAGATGAGAGAAATTTTTAATCAAATTAAAGAGGACCATTATATCTTGGTTAAGGAGAAATAAAGTGGGGAAGACATTCCGAAGTTCAAAGAATTATATGGACATGGAAAATGCAGGCAAATCAAAACATGTTAGAAGTATCTTAAAAAAACATGATGAGCAAAAGCAGAATAAGAATTTAAGATTCATCGATACAGATGATATGGATGAATATGATGATGAATACGAAATAAAAGACCAAGAGGTCGAACAGGATTCTAAATGATACCGGCACAATCATTTAGTTTATTATTATAATGTGCCAAAATAAAGTGTATAAATATATTGCATATTATGTGATTTTGATATACACTTTATATACAACAATATTTCAACATACTTTTAATACGGAGAATATACATGTCAAACGATTTACAATCATTGAAGTCTAAAAGCAATCTCGCTAAACTTCTACAGGAAGTCGAGAAAATCGACAAACCTGAAAAAGATTCTAATAAGAAAACAGATGACCGCTTTTTTAAACCTGAACTAGATAAGTCTGGTAATGGTTTTGCAGTTATTCGTTTTCTGCCAGCACCTAAAGGAGAAGATATTCCTTGGGTTCGCATCTGGTCACACGCTTTCCAAGGTCCAACAGGACTATGGTATATCGAAAACTCTCTTACTACTCTAAATCAAAAAGACCCTGTTAGTGAACTCAACACTAAACTTTGGAATACTGGTTCAGAGGCAGATAAAGAGATTGCTCGTAAGCAAAAGCGCAAATTAACTTACATTGCAAACATTCTTGTTCTACAGGACCCAAAACATCCTGAGAATGAAGGCAAAGTATTCTTGTTTAAATTTGGCAAGAAAATCTTTGATAAGATTCGTGAAACAATGGAACCTCAGTTTGAAGATGAGAAGGCAGTTAACCCATTTGATTTTTGGGAAGGTGCTAACTTCAAATTGAAGATTCGTAAAGTTGAAGGTTATCAAAACTACGATAAATCTGAATTTGATTCTCCATCAGCATTGTTTGATGGTGATGATGGTAAGATTGAAAAGGTTTGGTCTACACAACACGCCTTGAGCGAATTTGTTGCACCAACAGAGTTTAAGTCTTATGACAAACTTAAAGAGCGTCTTGATTCTGTTCTAAGTGGTGCAGGTAAAGGTCAAAGTCGTGCAGTAGATATTGATACTAATATTGAAGATGAATCAGAGGCACCTTGGAAAGAGGATAAGAAAACTCCTGCTATTCTAAAGAAACCTGTGAAGTTAGAAGAAGATGATGATGAGGAAGCAATGTCATACTTCCAAAAATTAGCAAACGAATAATCGTAACGCTAATAACTCAAAGGGGACCTTGTGTCCCCTTTTTTTATTGCATCATTCTGTTGACTGATTTTTCGTCATTGGTTGCTCTTCCTTTTGTTGCAACCATTGTTGTTCCGCTACTGCTATTTGTATTAGTTGTTGGAGCATTTACGACAGTTGTTCCGCCACCCGCACCTGCTAATCTCAGATTGTTATTCTCCATCGATGAACCCATAACATCTGGACCTTGTCTCATTGGTTTTAGAATCTCTGCAATTGCT